ACTATTATGCTTTTTTATTAACTTTTTTTAATTATCTTTACAGTATCAAATTAATATTTAATCTTAAAAAGACAAACAAAATGAGAACAATTGCACAAAACACAGGAAAACTTCAAGGAAGAACAGACTTTTTAATTTCTGTAACTGAGGACAAATTGAAAAAACAAGATTTACAATTTATTTTAGACAGATCTGAGGACGTATTTCAGGAATGTCAAAAAATGGAAGATGAGATTATTAGCCTAAAATCTAAAATCGCATACTTAGAAATGCAACTTGAATCCTCAAAATAAAAATCTAAAAAAGACAAGCATTATGGAAAACACAGTAACAATTAGAAAAGATGGCAAACACTACTATTGCACAAATCGACAACACTTTATAAACGATTATTGGTTTCATCACGAAAAATTAGAAGATGTAAAAAACTTTTATATCAAAAAAGGATTTAAATTAGATGTACAAATTTAAAAAACAATGGGGGTGTAAAAACCCCCTTAATTTAAAACAAAATGGAAACTAAAAGACAAACTAGAAAAATTGGCGTAGCAGGGGGATTCATCAACCAAATGATGGGCAACAATTCCACTACACCTGTTGTAGGACAAGGAGCAACAATCTTAATGTACTCAGATCGTGAAGCGTACGAAGTAATTAGCGTATCTGATGATGGGAACTCCTGTGTGATTAGAAAAATGGACACCACATTTGTGGGATCAGGATACGGAGACGAGCGATATACGTACCACTCTAACGCAGATAATTACACTAAGACACTAGAATGGAACAGCAAAAAGAAAAAGTGGGGACACGTGTTCTATACGACTGAGATCATTAAAGCACTTAGCAAAAGACTCATAAAAGAATACGGATACGATTGGGCTAAACATTTGCCTAATGGATATACGTACGAAGATTTAAGAATGGATAATGACGATTATTTTGGACGTAATTTAAAACTTGTAGAAGGAATAACTAAACGTTACAAAAATTTTGATCCTGTATCTGTGATCTTTGGAATTATGGAGCAATATCGAGATCCACATTTTTAAAAAACATCTAATCATTTAACAACCCTTCAGTATTGAGGGGTTTTTTTATGTTAAGTTGCAAAATTAGAAATTTAAATCGTTATACTAATATGGTAATATTTACGACTAGTACAGGCGATCAGGAAATGTATTTTATTCCTCGTATATACGCTACCTCTAACGTAGAAGTAGTTTTAACTGACGATATCACTTTTGATGACGCCACCAATACTGCAACAACCCTAACACGTGTTGGGGATTACATAAAGGCAGTTTTAAGGTACTCAAATTTAAAAGAGGATAGATACTATACCGTAAGAGTTAAACGCACGACAGACGACGAGATATTGTATAAAGACAAGTTATTTGTAACAAATCAAACAATTGATCAAGTAAACAATGATATGTATTCCATCAATGAAGATGAGTATACAGAGCAAGAAACTAGCAGTAATGACTATATTGTAATATGAGCAAGAACATTCAATTTTTAAACCTAAGCAACTACGTTAGTCCTGATATTAAGATCGAGAAGAACAAAGAGTGGGTTACCTACGGTAGAAATAACGAGTATTTTAATTACTTACTAGACCGTTATAAAGGAAGTCCAACAAACAACGCTATTATCAACGGTATTAGCCAAATGATTTATGGCAAAGGACTAGATGCAACCGACAGCAGTAAACAACCTGAGCAATACGCTCAAGCAATAACACTACTTCATAAAGATTGCGTACGTAAACTAGTATACGATCTAAAACTAATGGGACAGTGTGCAGTACAGATCATTTATTCAAAAGACCGTACTAAAGTAGCACAGATTGAGCATATGCCTGTTGAGACCTTAGCTATGGAGAAATGTGATGAAGATGGAGAAATAAAAGCGTTTTATTATTTCCACGATTGGTCAAAGATCAAAAACAATGAAGTACCTCAGCGTATACCTGCATTTGGGTGTAGTAATGAGGCTATTGAGATCTTGTATATAAAACCGTATGTTGCAGGACATTATTACTTTAGTCCTGTAGATTATCAGGGTGGATTGCAGTATAGCGAATTAGAAGAAGAAATCTCTAACTATCACTTAAACAACATAAGCAACGGACTCGCACCAAGTATGTTGATCAACTTTAACAATGGCGTACCCAATGAAGAAGAACGTCAATTGATAGAGGAACGGATCTATGACAAGTATAGTGGATCTTCTAACGCAGGTAAGTTTATTCTTAGTTTTAATGAAGATTCCGACAGTCAAAGCACAATACAAGACGTACAACTTTCAGACGCTCATAACCAATACCAATTTTTAAGTGACGAAAGTATGCGAAAAATTATGGTATCACATAGAGTAGTGAGTCCTATGCTTTTGGGAATTAAGGATCAAACAGGATTAGGTAACAATGCAGACGAACTAAAGACTGCAAGTTTGCTAATGGATAACACTGTAATACGTCCATTTCAAGAAGTTTTAATAGACGCATTCGACAAGATACTATCTGTAAACAACATCTCGCTTAATTTGTACTTTAAAACGTTGCAACCACTAGAATTCACTGAGATCGATAGTGACCTAGTAGATGATGAAACGCAAGAAGAAGAAACAGGAGTTAAAATGTCTGAGGAAATTGAACTTACTGAGGAGTTATCTTCAGCAATCCTAGACAACTTGCAAAGTGACGAGATAGGAGACGAGTGGGAATACGTAGACGAAATTGAAGCTGATTCTGAATTGGACGAAGATACGTGGGTTAATTACTTAGTAAACCCTAAGAGATCCTTAGCACGTAAACTAGCAGACAGCATAACAGCAAAACCAAGTGGCTTTAGCTACCTAGATAAATCGTATTACAAGATACGTTATAAATATTTTGAGAAATACAGCAGTCAAAAAAGCAGAGACTTTTGTTCTCGTATGATGGTAAAAACCGATAGCAAGGGGAGACCTGCAGTATATCGACTAGAGGACATTGATAAAGCGAGTAGAGATGGCGTAAATAAAACCTTTGGACACAAAGGGAAACCGTATGATTTATTCAAGTTTAAAGGTGGTGTAAATTGTGGACATATTTGGAAAAAAGTGTTGTATCGATTAAGAGACAAGACTATTGAAAGTCCTGAGTTTAGCGACTACAAAGTAACACGTACGATTCCTAAGTCATATAACATTAATCCACGTGGATCTCAACAAGCAAAAACAGCTCCGAAGGATATGCCCAATAACGGACACCATCCGAATTGGAAACCAACAGGCAAAAAGAAAAAGTAGATGGCAACAGCTTTATTTATAACACCAAAAGACCTTAAGCAAAATTCGTTTATTGATGGATCAGTAGACGTAGATAAGTTTATTCAATTTATTAAGATAGCACAACAGATTCACATTCAAAACTATCTAGGTGGGAAACTGTATGACAAGATCAGTCAAGATATTTTAGATGGAACGTTAGCAGGAGACTACTTAGCGTTAGTAAGAGACTACGTGAAAGATATGTTGATCCATTACGCTATGGTGGATTACCTACCATTTAGTGCCTACCAAATTGCAAACGGTGGAGTGTATAAACATAATTCAGAAAACAGCGTTAATGCTACAAAACAGGAGATTGACGCCTTAGTAGACAAGCATAGGAATTTTGCTCAATTTTACACTAGACGTTTTATTGACTATATGTGTTTTAACAACAATCTGTTTCCTGAGTATACGCAAAACCAAGATGAAGATATGTATCCTGATCGTGACGCAAACTTTGTAGGATGGGTGTTATAAAGCGAAAGAGTAAACCAAAAAAGAAGAACATAGAACTTTTAGAGAAGTTTTTTAAAAAGAATAAAAATGAGTTACGGAAGTATATACGATAGTACGTGGTGGGGATATGTAGAAGAAAACGGATGGGGTGGAATTTATTATGACATCACTCAATGATAAGCAAACTAGCCATAGCAAAAACTGATCGTAAAATTCAGAAATCAGACGTTTCTGAAAATATGTTGATCAATTGGCGTCACTATCATAGTAGTGCATCAACAAGAACGTTGTACGACAATGGAATGACAACAGCGTTTCCGTACGCATACGGTACAATACCTGTGCCTTTTGATTGCTATGTATCTAGTGTTACTTTTACTGCAAACAAATATAGCAGTTATGGAACTCCTACAGGAACGTCATCAACTGTTTATGTTTATAAAGGATTAAATACATTAGTAACATCACAGGCTTTAACATATACGCCAAGTCAAGGTATGCAATTAACACACGATCTAGGAATATCTGCAGCTATAAATAAAGGCGAGAAAATAAGCATACGATGGTACACTAATGGTATTTGGAGATATATGAACAGTACAATAATATTAACTAAGAGGTAATGAGTAAAAAGCCAACAATAGCACTAATACCAAGCGGATACAAAACTGATACGCCTTATGGTACTGTTTATTCTATTTTACCCAATGATGGCGATCAAGATTTTAGACTTGACAGAGCAAGTGAAGGAACAAGAGTACGCAAAGATGGTTTAATAGAGGAAACTGTTGCAGATACACCAAGATTAGACTATACAAATAGTAATTGTCCTGCTATGTTAAGGG